ATTATTTTTTGTAGTGGCATGGTATATAACCATCATATGATTTATTTATAAAATTCATATTTTAACCACCCTCATTCAGTTTATCATGGACTGTTTCGAGTTGTTCTTTATTTAAAACTTTTAGATATTGCTTTGCGACCGTTCGGTTGCATTGATATACTTGTTGGATTGCATCTAGGTCAATGTCTTTATCAGCCTTCGGCCATTTTGAGAATCTTTTGCGCTTACGAAGAACAGAACGATAGTAATCAAACTGAGCACCTTCAAATAAGTGATGGCGCATATTCATTTCGTTTGCATGTAATATAGTATCTTCAAAATTAACAAAGCCACGGTTCACAATAAAGGCGTTGTATTGCTTTTCAGTATGTTCAGGTATATCTGAGTTGCGAATGAGATCCTCCTTTGAGAAGGACGCAGCATTCATAAAATCAAACGGGCTTAGGTCTTTCATTCAGGATCTCCTCTAATTCCATTGCCATTGAATTAAAACTCTTTCCGCATTCTTCGCACAAAGGAAGTTTGTGTTTACCTTCGGAAGTATTTAATTCAACAGTAAAGGATTTCTTTTTACTTGTTTTTGCTCCACAGTTGAAGCATTCTATTTTTCCAAGCATTATACATACTCACATTCAATCATAACTTCAGTCAAGAAGGCAACCATATTAATTTCTTGGTCGGCAACCAAACCTGACTTGTACATATAATCTGCAAGTGTAACTATAAATCCTGCTTGAGATTGTAGAGTGACCATATCAGAAGCTTTGTCGTAGATACGACGGAACATTTCGTTCATATCTTGGTCAGAGTTTTTAGCAACCCATTTACGCATTTCGGTAAATTGCTTACCTTTGAGTAATCGGAAAAGATCATCAATAGATTCTTCTTTCAAATTAACAAAGATACCTTCGTCAATTTTACCTGAAGCAGCATAAGATTGTAATTCAGTCAATACACGACGGAAATCAGGGAAGTGTTTTTCAATTACTTTAGCAACTACTTTGGGATCGTATTGAACTTCTTCTCGGTCAAGAATTGCCTTAACACGTTTGAAGAATTCCATTGCCATCATTGGACGATCTGCAGTATCAATAGTAAAGTCAACTTCAGAAAGTCGAGAACGTAATGGACTGATAATACGATTCTTAAAATTACAAGTAAAGATAAATCCACAATTCGCGGAATATTCTTCGATGAAATTACGAAGAGCAGGTTGAACATTTGCTGCGTTCAAATAATCTGCTTCGTCAAAAATTACATACTTACGACCTGTACCTGTTAGAGAAACAGCAGATGCGAAAGTAGAGATGTCGTATCGGAGGGTATCTATATTAACATTAAGAGAACCATTCTTTACGATATAATCGCAACCAAGTTCTTCAAGCATTGCCTTTGCGATTGTAGTTTTACCTACACCAGGACCGCCTGTTAATAATAGATTTGGAACACTGCCGCCTGATACGAACTTACGGAATGTTTCTTTTGTCTTATCAGGTAGAATAGTATCAGCAACTACTTGCGGACGATATTTCTCAACCCATAAGACTTCGTTTGATTTTGCATCAATCATAAATCACCATAAACATAATATAAAAATTTGAGAAAAAGTTGAGGGCGTTTGACCACCCTCACTTCTCGAGAAATGAGTTATTGATTACTCAACAACTTTATCAGCTAAAGGAGCACCTTCAGTTACTGATGTATCAACATTGGCATCCTGTTCACCAAGACTTGCGTCTTGCTGAGGTCCTTTCTGTCTTAAAAATGCTTCGATTTTATTTCTTAGCATTCCTATTCCAGCAAGTTCCTGTCCTTGGAATCCACCACGCTGAGAGACTACGTCAATAATCTGCAACACAGTTGATAGGTCTCCAAGATTGATAACCACTTCTTGTTCTTGGCCTTGTTGTTGGCCAAAGTTACCTTGTACTGGTTCATTCATAATTTCACCTTTTATTATAAGTCGACTTTGAATCTATAGCCACATAATATGTGACACCTTGACCTTTAAATTCTGAGATACCTTTTGAACAAAGCGTAACCTCATAATCTAAAGGCATTAGTTTC